CTCTTCCTGGTGAACCAGTTGCCCCTACTGTTGCTCCATTACCAGGTGAACCAATTGCACCTGATGCACCATTTGCACTTCCTGGTGAACAATTAGTTCCCCTTGCTAGTGAAAGGCTTGTGCGAACTTATAGGGATAACGTTGGTAATATTTTTTACGAAATGGCAGATGGGTCTTTTGGAAATGAAAAAGAGGGAAGAATGGGAAAAGAAATGTTTTTTACATTGTTTCCCTCTGCAAAACCTACAGCTACACCTGTAGAAACACCATCTAACGAAATATCTAGACAATTAGATGCTATAAGATAGCCTATCATGGCTGAAAAAATACCAACTTATAGCGAAATCAAAAAACAGATTGATGCAGGGAATATGCGTGAAGCTTATCGTTCCTTTGAAAAACTACCAATTAAAGACCAAATTGCTATAAGCGTAGCTCCTGGCATAGGAGATGCACTGGCTGTTTATGAGGTTGGTGAGTTTGGTCGTAGAGCTAAAACAAATGTTAAACAATCAGATTATTTAGGTGCTGCTGGGAATGCAGCTATAGCTGCTTTAGCTGGTATTAGTTTATATCCATTATTAAGATTCCTTCGTGGTGCAAGAGGTGTAACAAAAACTGCAACAAAAGCAGTAGACGCTCCAAAAATCATCAAACCCCCTGTTGAAGAGCCGTTACAACTTGCACCGCCAAAGGAATTAGAAATTAAGATACCTAAAATAGAACCTTTTGAACCTAAAGGTATCAAAGAAATTAATTATCAAGCAGGGGAATTTGAGTTTGGTTCTAAAGCTAGGAAGTGGCTTAACGGCATTGAGCAGCCAAATATAACAACCTTAGGTAAAAAAGTACAAGAACTACCTGTAGAGCAATGGGTGCAAAGATTAGAAAATGCGGGAGTGCCAAAAGGCGAGCTTAGAGTGCTAAGTATTTTAGACGAGTCAAACTCAATACATCCTAAACTAATCATGTCTGCTGATGCTAAAAAATCTTTAACTAGAAAAAGCCTTGATGATTACATTGCTAGATCCCAACGTGATGCTATACAAGTTCGTGGCACTCCTAGAGATTTATTGCAAAACCCAGATACAAGACCAGCTTTTGTAGATCCAACTACACAAGGACAATTTAATTACTTTGTAAAAGGTTCTGGTGAATATAGAAAATTTCCACACCATAACCAAGATCTAAAATACCCTGATGGCTTTTCTGGTGATAACGCTTATGTTTTTGATGGTACGGGTAAATATAATGCTATTGAAAGACTAGGTAATTTACGTCCTAGATTAAACCCTGAGGATTTTAAAACTATTCAAGATGATTTACTCGAACTTAAACTTGATCCTTTTAGTCAAGGCAAAAACCTATTTAGAATGCAATCTGATTTCCAAGAAGAAGTTGCTAGAAAAATTAGAAAGCCACAAATAGATCAAATGATTTCAGCAAAATCTAATTTTGACTCTGTTGTAAAAATACCTCGTGTTTATCAAGAAGCTAATAAATCTATAAAAGATGCTATTTCAGTAGGGCCAGATGCAAGAATTGTTGGTACACAAAGAACTGAATTGATGAATAATTTAAAACCAGAGTTTGTAGATGCTTTACGTGCTAATGACGAACAAGCCATGCGTAAAATACTAGGAGATGATTTATACAAGACATTTACTGATACTGAGTTTGGCACAAGAGTACCTGGTAAATACTTTGCACCAGTTGATGAATTAAGTTTACAAGGTCCTGCAATATCTTTTAATCAGTTTATATATGATTTAATTCGTTTAAATCCAGATGCAAATCTATCACAAATTAAAGAATTTACTCAGACAAGAAATAAAATAGGTGGCGAAGCTTTAAAATATATAAAGGATAATTTCTTAGATGCAGACTTTGACGGTGTTGTAAAAGAAATATTTAAACGTACTAAAAACGTTGAAAAAATAAAACAAAAAATATTCAAATCAAATCCTACTGGATTTGTAAAACCAGAACAACAAAAAATAATACTTAAACGTTTAAAAAATTACAACAAAGAAGTTGACGCAGTAAACGATCTTACAGCTAGCGGTGCTGATGTTGACATAGATAGAATAATTGGATCTTTAAATAGAGATGTTACAGACTTAGGTATTGATAGGGTATCTCTTTCACCAAAAGAATTAGAACGTGTTACAGGCAAACCTTTTACAGAATCTTTAGATTTAACGCCTGCCGATATTTATAATTTAACTGACAGATTTGGTCGTAGGATTTACCAAGGTATAGACTTTGATGATCCAGCTGCTTTATCTAAGGCTTACTTTGACGACATGGCTGATGAAAGTAAAACATTTTTTGAAGCAGCCGATGGTGTTAAGGTACTAAAAAAAGCTACAGGCATAAATCAATCACAATATGGCATGAAAATAGACCCATATTTTGAGGGAGGTAATTCAAAATACTTTAAATTGCCTGTTAGAGCAAACATTTTAGATTCTGCAAAAAAAGGTGATGACTTTTTATTTATAGGAGAACAACAAGCTGCAGCAGAAAGCTTTGGAACAGATGTTATAAAAACATACCAAAGTGCACAAAGTGAAATAAAAAAAGTGCTTAAAGAGCTAGGTGTTAGCGAACAAGGCGTTGTAAAGACAATTAAGGGTACTGGAACAGAATTTGATGGAACTTATCTTAAATTTACAGACAAACTTAAAGAAGCCATAGAAAAACAAGGCGTTAACGCTTTTAAACGTGGTGGTCCAGTAGAAAAATCTTCTAGAATAAATAATTTCTTAAAAAATATTACAAAAAAATTAAATAATGCTGCAGATAATGTATTGGACGAAAACGAAACATATCAACAAATAAAACAGTTTACAAACTCACCAGAAGCTAGAGTTTATATTGAAACTGTTTTGAAAAAAAATGAAGAACCTATAACACAAGACTTTTTTAATGATCAAGAAAACAATATATTTAAAAAAGAAATACTAAGCACTTTAGTAAATAATGCTGATATACATGATTTTAACTCGTATAAAAAAGACAAAGAAATAAAAAATTATGAAAATTTTTCTTCTATGCCGATTCAATATTATGGTTCTCCAATGCGAAGTGTTTTTGGTAATTCAAGACTTCGCATACCAAAAAATGTTAAATACGAAGATGCTGAAATAGAAATTTTTGATAAATACGATTTTGGTGGAGAATTTGCAGGCGAAGGTTATATAAGTAATTTAAAGAAAATATACGATGGTATTAGAAATAAAAATACGCAAGATGTAATGCTGGGTATAGAATACTTTGCTGAAAGATACGGTAGAGGTGTATATCCAGAACCAGAGTTTGCTGAAAAAAAAGAAATAGAACCAAACTTTGTACCAGTTTCTCTTAAATACCCAGTATCAGATTTAATGACCAAAGAGCAGTGGGAGGCTTATAGCAAAAAATATTTTGACCAATTTGAGGGTGATACAGAAGGTTATTCTTATGATTGGGGTATATTAGAAGACCCTTTTATAAAGGACGGTAAGCGAGTTAGTTATAGATATTCTGAAGAAGGCAGAAAGGATGTGCAGGGTTTAGGAAATATAACAAAATTTGCTGAATATTTGTCTGGTAGTGATGACCCTTATGTTGGAATAAATGTAACTAGTTTGGAGCCAGATGTACTTGTAGAAAAAAAAGCAGAAGGTGGTGAAGTACCCTCTATCGAAGAACAAAAAAAATTATCAAAAGCTAAATTAGATGAGATACAAGCACAACTGCAAGATATATTAACCACTAGAGTTTACGATAATTTATTAGAAGATAGATTAGATAAGATAAAACGAAGAGTGCCAGGTAGCCCACTAGATGAGTTGTATCAAGATTTTGATGCAAGCAAAGATGTTGTTAAAAATATAGAGAGCCAAGTATCAAAAAATTTAGCTAAGTCTTTAAAATTACCATATCAAGATGCTATATCAGATATTTTACAAGCTGATGACCCAAGCAAAGAGTTTGCAAAAAGAAAAGATGCTTTTCAATTAAGAAAAATTGATGAAGCAATATCTGCTTTGAATTTGCCTTTAGATGTAAATGTAGATCTAGATAGTGCTGAAATTTCAAAAAACGTGCCTTTAGTAGGTGGTTTAAATTTAGGATTCGGTGCTATTAAGGAACCAGATAGTGATGTAAAAACTGCTGCTGGATTAAAATTTACTGAGTCTGGTAAGTTTGGCAATGTGGATATAAGGGGTGTTACAGGCGATGCCATTCCACCTGGTTTGTACGCAGATTACACGCTAGGAAATATTGACAAAGGTCCCTTACAAGTTGATGTAACTAAAACACCTGGATCTGATATTGATACCAAAGCACAACTTAAAATAGGCGATAAAACAAGTCCTTTTCAGTTTGACGTAATGAAACAACCAGGGCGTGATTACGCACTATCTGGTAGATATACTTTGGATAAAGATATTTTTCCTGCAGACTCATTGTATGGTCAAACCTATCGAGTACCAACCCAACTAGAAATATCAAAACAACCTAATCAAGACCTATACGGTAAATATGAAATTGATATTTTAGGTGGCGAGGGGCAAAGTCTTGCACCCATAAGAGATTTCAATATTGCTCCAGGCACAAGGCTTGGTGGTAGAGGCTCTATAGGATTATCGTTTATGGTAGATACTTTAAAAAATGCTGGCTTACGTTTGCAATATATGTATGAAAATCCTGAAACAGGTGGATTTTTTAACCTAACATATGACCCAAGAAAACCAACGGTGTCAAAAAATATAGAAAAACAAGCAACAGCTTTCGGTTTACCACAAGTTTTTCCAGATGTGCCTTTAGAGGATTTAGTGGGATTTACTGACCCAAAAGATGTAGATACGTATTTTTTTAAAGAAGACCCATTACCTAGTGTAATGGATGTAAATAATATATTAAATATTGAATTTGGTAGAGAGTTTTGAACCTAGCACATTTATCTGACCAAGAAATAAAAGAAACTTTAGTTTTAAAAGAACGATTAGAGGTTCTTAAAAATCAAAAAAAATGTCAAGATAGTTTTCTTGAATACGTAAGGTATATGTGGCCAGAATTTATTTGTGGTCGTCATCACAAAATTTTTGCACAAAAATTAGAAGACGTAGCAAATGGCAAAATAAATCGATTAATCGTTAATATGCCTCCTAGACACACTAAATCAGAGTTTTGTTCTACTTACTTCCCTGCATGGATTATGGGTAAACAGCCTAATCGTAAAATTATGCAAACCACTCACACAGGTGAACTTGCAGTACGATTTGGTCGTAAAGTTAGAAACATGATGGATACTGACGAATATAAACGTATTTTTGACAAAGTAGAGCTACAAGCTGATTCTAAGTCAGCAGGTAGATGGGAAACCAACAAAGGTGGCGAATACTTTGCAGCAGGTGTAGGAGGAGCTATAACAGGTCGTGGTGCTGACTTGTTAATTATTGATGATCCACACTCAGAACAAGATGCACTTAGCCCAAGTGCTTTAGAATCATGTTGGGAGTGGTACACCTCTGGACCTAGACAGCGTTTGCAACCAGGCGGAGCAATTATATTAGTTATGACTAGGTGGAGTTCTATAGACCTTACTGCAAAACTTTTAGATGCACAAAAAGAAGACGCTGCAGATCAATGGGAAATAGTAGAGTTTCCCGCTATATTTCCCGAAACCAATAATGCTTTGTGGCCAGAGTTTTGGGAATTATCTGAGTTAGAAAAAGTAAAAGCTTCACTGCCTGTTCAAAAATGGAATGCACAGTGGATGCAAACACCAACTTCTGAAGAAGGATCTATTATTAAACGTGAGTGGTGGAATGTATGGGAAGGAGATTCTTTACCGCCTGTAAGTTACATAATACAAAGCTATGATACTGCTTTCAGTAAAAAAGAAAACGCTGATTACTCTGCAATATCCACATGGGGTGTATTCAGACCTACGCCTGATTCACCTGATTGTATTATTTTGCTTGATGCCCAAAAAGGCAGATGGGACTTTCCTGAATTAAAACGTATAGCTTACAACGAATATAAATACTGGGAACCAGACATGACTTTGATTGAGGCAAAAGCTTCTGGAACACCATTAACTCATGAGCTAAGAAGACTTGGAATACCTGTAGTTAATTATTCACCTACTAGAGGACATGACAAATCTACACGTATGCACTCAGTAGCACCTATTTTTGAATCTGAATTAGTTTATGCACCAGAAAGAAAGTTTGCAGAAGAAATGATTGAAGAATGTGCTGCGTTTCCTTTTGGAAAAAATGATGATTTATGTGATACTATGACTCAAGCTCTCATGAGATTTAGAGAGGGAGGTTTAGTTTCTCTTGACGATGACTATTCAGATCAAGAAAAAGCACCAGTTAGAAGGGTATATTATTAATGGCGATAGAAAAAGACATCAATCCAACCGTACTTAACGAAGAAAATCAAGTAGATTTAGGCGATGAAGGCATGGAAGTAGCACTTGCTGCTATTGAAGAAGCTGGCATGGAAGATTTCGTAATGCAAGAAGATGGTAGTGCAGTTTTAGAATCTAGTATGCAACAACAAATAGATACAGGCTTTAATGAAAATTTAGCTGAATCTATGGACGATAATGATTTGCATAGAATTTCAAATGAACTTATTGATGGCATAGAAAAAGATAAATCATCTCGTGAAGATTGGGAAAAAACTTATACCGATGGCCTTAAATACTTAGGCATGAAGTTTGACGATGAAAGGTCTGAACCCTTTGAAGGTGCATCAGGTGTAATACATCCTTTATTAGGTGAAGCTGTTACAACATTCCAAGCACAAGCATACAAAGAATTGTTACCTTCTGGAGGACCTGTTAAAACACAAGTAATTGGTGCCTACGATAGTGGCGTAGAAGAACAAGCTCAAAGAGTTAAAGAGTTTATGAACTATCAGATTACTCATGTTATGGAAGAGTTTGATGAAGAGTTAGACCAAATGTTGTTCTATTTACCTCTTGCGGGTTCTGCATTTAAAAAGGTTTACTATGATGAAACTTTAGGTAGAGCTGTTTCTAAGTTTGTAGCTCCAGAAGACCTTATTGTTCCGTATTTTACTACTGATTTAGAAACTTGTCCTAGAATAACCAACGTTATTAAAATGCCAGAAAATGAAGTTAGAAAACTTCAAGCTCTCGGTTTTTATCGTAAAGTAGATATAGATTACGGTGATGATATAGAGTCATCTAATGTAAAAGAAGAAATAGATAAGTTATCTGGCATGGAACCATCCTATGATGACGGTGAAGTATCCATGTTGTATGAAGTGCATTGTAATTTAGAATTAGATGGTTTTGAGGACATGGACGAGTCTGGAGAAGCAACAGGTGTAAAATTACCTTACATAGTTACTATTGATGTTAATTCTAGTGAAATACTATCTATTCGTAGAAACTTTCAAGAACAAGATCCATTAAAAAATAAGGTTGAATACTTTGTTCACTTTAAGTTCCTACCTGGACTAGGATTCTACGGCTTTGGATTAACACATATGATAGGTGGTTTATCTAAAGCTTCTACATCAATACTAAGACAATTAATTGACGCTGGTACTCTTGCTAACTTACCTGCTGGTTTTAAAACTCGTGGTATAAGAATAAGAGATGAGGATACACCTATACAACCTGGCGAGTTTAGAGATGTCGATGCTCCAGGTGGATCACTAAGAGAATCTATCCAACCATTACCATTTAAAGAACCTAGTGGCACATTGTTAAATTTACTAGGTATATTAGTAGATGGAGGTAAGAAGTTTGCATCTATTGCTGAAATTAATACTGGTAAAGGTAATCCAAATGCACCTGTAGGCACAACTCTAGCTTTACTAGAAAGATCTACAAAGGTTTTATCAGCTATACACAAAAGACTGCATAATTCACAGAAAAAAGAATTTAGATTATTAGCACAAGTATTTAAAGAATACTTACCGCCTGAATATCCTTATGCAATACCTGGTGGTAATTCACAAATAAAATTAACAGATTTTGATGATAGAATTGATATATTCCCTATCTCTAATCCTGATATATTTAGTCAATCACAACGTATTGCTATGGCACAAGAGATGATGGCATTAGTGCAATCTAATCCAGATGTACATGGCCCAAATGGTATATATGAATCTTATAAAAGAATGTACTCAGCCATAGGTGTTGATAATATAGAACAAATACTTACACCACCACCACCTAAAGACCCTATGCCATTGGAATCAGGATTTGAAAATAATAAGTTATTGCTAGGGCAACAAGCACAAGCCTTTGGACAACAAAACCATGATGCTCATATAGCAACACATATGTCTTTATTGAATACACCACCTGTGCAGATGAATGCACAAGTACAGGCTTTAATACATTCACATATTATGCAGCACTTACAAATGAAAGCTGATAGTTTGGCTGAACAACAAATGCCACCAGAAGTATTACAACAGTTTCAACAGATACAACAACAAGCTCAACAAGCAAATCCAGCAGAAGCACAACAGATGACACAACAAGCAGGAGATATATTGGCACAATTTTCAGCACCAATTATGGCAGAATTAATTGCGGAATATAGTCAAAAAGTTTCAGATCCTAGTGATGAAGATCCACTGGTAGCTATAAGAAAACAAGAACTTGCATTGAAAGGTCAAGAGTTGTCTATGGAACAACAACAGTTTTTACAAGAAGAAAAACGTAAAGCTATGGATGCACAAAGAAGGATTGATGTAGATAGAGAAAGAATAGAATCTATGGAAGATATTGCAGATTTACGTGATGAAACTGCAAGAGCAAGACTAGAACAACAGGCACGTTTAAAAATGATGGATATGCAAAATAAAAATTAATACTTGCAAAATAGAAAATCACACAACATAATAAAGCACATGATTAAAAGAACAGACATAAGTCAACAGAAAACACCCAAAGTACATAAAAATAAAAACAGCTATAGCAATAAAGGCACTGTGTCTTTAAAAACTAAAGCTGGTACTTTTCCAAAAAACACAAAAGCTAAACCTGGTATGGGTAAAGGTAAGTGTAGAGGTATGGGTGCTGCCGAGTTTGGTGGCAAGTTTTCAGGCATTTATTAATGTCATCAGTTTGGCTTGCTGAAAAGTTTTTAAAAGAACTTGAAGGCAGAAGAGAAGACACCAAAGATGCTATGTTGTCAGGGTGTAAAGACTTCTCTCAATATGAATATCTGCGGGGCCGTTACAGTTCTCTAGCCGATGCAGAAAATATTTTTAGAGAGCTGCTAGGAAAAATACAACAAGATGAACAAGATACAAGTCCCTGATCATGTCGCAAAGTCCATTGAGGCAGATTTAAAAAAAGAACAAACTGAACAAGAAGAAAATCCAATTCAAGATGTAAAAGAAACCTCTGCTTATGTAAAAGAGTCAGCACGAGTATTGGATCCTACTTTATTAGAAAAATCTTTAGTAGACCGTATGCCTCAACCTACAGGTTGGCGTATTTTAATTTTACCTTATGCAGGTAAAGCGGTTACAGAAGGCGGAATCCATTTAGTTCAACAAACAGTAGATAGAGAATCTTTAGCTACAGTTGTTGGATATGTGGTAAAAATGGGTCCTGATTGTTATGCGGATGCAAATAAATTTGCTGAGCCATGGTGTCAGGAAAAACAATGGGTATTGATAGGCAGGTATGCTGGTGCTCGTTTCAAACTCGGTGATGAATCTGAATGTAGAATCATAAACGATGATGAGGTTATAGCTACCATACTTGATCCTGATGATATTCTTGCAGTATAAGGAGAAAAAATGTCTGAAGAAAACGCAAAGGTAATAGAAGAAACAGAAGTAGACGAAGGAGAGATTGTTGAAATAGAACCTGTAGAAGAAAAATCTAAAACACAGATTCCAATGGATTCTGTTGATAAAGAGGCAGAGGAACAAATAGAAGATGTTTCTAAAACACCAGAATCAAAACAAGAAGAAGAGCTTGAAGATTATTCTAAAAATGTACAGAAAAGAATTAATAATCTTACAAGAAAATTAAGAGAAGCAGAAAGAGGTCAAGAATCTGCTTATGAGTATGCAAAAAGAACTGCTGCTGAAAATGAACAATTAAAAGCAAAAAGTTCTAATTTAGATAGATCTTATCTAATGGAAGCAGAAAACAGGTTAAAATCACAAAAACAACAAGCTATGTCCGCTTTAAAAGCTGCACATGAAGTACAAGACTACGAAAAAGTAGCAAAAGCACAAGACGTTTTAGCAAAAATAGCCGTTGAAGAAAACAAAGTTAATACTTCTAAAATGTCTTTACAACAACAAGTGTCATCAAAAACAGTTGATCCTGGTATTACACAACCAGCTCCACAATATCAAGCACCGCTAAAACTAGATGAAAAACAAGAAAAGTGGGTAGAAAATAATACTTGGTTTGGTGAAGATGAAATTATGACTTTAGCAGCTTTTTCAATTGATCAAAAATTAGTACAAGAAGGTTTTGACCCGAAGACTGATGAATACTACAATGAAGTTGATAAAAGATTACGAATAGAGTTTCCGCACAAGTTTGAAGAGTCTTCTGCTAAATCGAAGCCTCAACAAAAGGTGGCTTCAGCAGGCAGAGTAGCTGGTAATACTAGCTCAAAAAGACAAGTTAAGTTGTCGCCAGCAGAAGTTCAAATGGCAAAAAGATTAAACGTACCCTTAACAGAGTACGCAAAATATGTTAAAAGGTAATAGTTATGACAGAAAAAGATAACAAAGATTTAAAC